GCGCTGAACGTCAGCATGGAACGGCTGGTCTCTACGTCCGAGATCACGGCAAGCAACACAGGGCGTGGTGCAGACGCTAGCGACGACGCGCTCGCATTCCAGTTGGAGCAAAGCCTATGACCTTGCACATCATCGAACCGTTCGCCATCACCGAGACAAACATCGACAGCACGAACGTCGCGCTGGAAACGGCATGGACGGCCGGCACCTACACTCTGGGCGACGTTCGGCGGGTCGGTGAGCGGCTGTTTGAGGTATCAGCCGCCAGCACCACGGAAGAGCCTGGCCTTGCCGCATCGACGCAGTGGTTCGACGCTGGACCGGCCAACCGATATGCAGCGTTTGACCTGCAATTCGGGGCCGATAAATTCCGGGTGATCGACACGATTACGAGCCGCGCGGATGGCATCACCTACACGCTGACCGGCCTGCCACGCCTCTCAGCGATGGCGTTCTTCGGGCTGCGCGCCACTCAGGTCAGAATCGTCGGGACGCTGAACGCCACCGGCGACGTGGCAGACGTGACCTATAATGTGCCGGACGCCACGCAATATGACGGCTCGTTCTGGCGCTGGTTTTTTGCGCCGCAATCGCTGGAGCGGGCTTTCGTTACGTTTGAGTTGAACATCCCGATCGGCGCAACGGTGGTGGTAACGCTCACCAATACGGGATCAACCGCGGCGGTCAGCACGATCGCAATGGGGATTGCGGACGAATATGGGACCGTCGAGGTCGCCTCCACACGGGGGCTGCGCAGCCGATCGGTGAAGAAAACCGAGGGCACGCTGACATCCCTGTTGCGGCGCACGCCTGCATCGCGGGTCGGCTATAAGCTGCATCTCGACGGATACACCGCCGCGCCGTTCTGGCGCCGGATTGACGATCTGGACGGGGTTGCGGCGGTCTTTGCCGGGCCTGATGACAATCCTGAATTTTTGGCCTATGGTTTTGTCAGTTCGTGCCAAACGGTCGCTGAGGTCCGCGGAATGACGAAGGTTCAACTTGAAGTGGAAACGCTATGACCGCGCCAGTCGTCAGACAATTTACCGGAACCATCCCGGACAAGGGCCAAGCGCAGACCACGTTTGACACGAACGTGGACGCCTTTCTGGATTGGCAGGCGTTGGAATTTGCGCCGGACCTTGTGGCGTTTGGCACGTTTGCCAGTGACACGGCGGCTGCGCTGGTGGCCGCAAACCTGCCGTCACTGACCGGGCGGGCCTTGGACGCGGTTCGGGTCAACGCAGCGGCGGACGGGGTTGAGTTTGCGGACGTAACGGCGGCGGGGTGGGCCTTGCTGGACGATGCAGACGCGGCGGCGCAGCGGGTCACGCTAGGCGTAGTTCCGACGCCTACAGGGCAAGTCGCTTGGTTTGCAGTAGACACTGCGCCGACCGGAACGCTGAAAGCCAATGGCGCAGCAGTTTCACGCACCACCTACGCTGTATTGTTTGCGGTCATTGGAACAGCCTTTGGTGTCGGCGATGGTTCAACCACGTTCAATGTCCCCGATATGCGCGGCGAGTTTGCGCGCGGATGGGATGATGGGCGCGGTGTTGATACTAGCAGGGCGTTTGGTTCAGCGCAGTCAGACTTGTTTAAATCGCACAGCCATTCGGTCAAAGAGGGCACGAACAGCTCCGATCTGTCTGGAGCGGATCAAATCTTGACTTCTGGCGACGACTACACCCGAGACATCTATATTTACTCAACAACTACTTCCACCGGCGGCTCCGAGACCCGACCACGCAACATCGCCCTCCTCGCCGTAATATTCTTTTGAGGTCTGAAAATGAAAACAGTGATTCAGCTTGATGCAGAGGGCTTCTTTGGCGGCTTCACCACGGCAGACGAAAGCCCGTTGGAGCCGGGGGTGTTTCACCTGCCAGCCGGGGCGGTCGATGCAGGCAGCCCGCCCGAATTAACAGGCGGAGAGCGCGCGCAATTCGTCGGCAATCGTTGGGCTATTGTCCAGCCGGAGCCGGAACCGGAACCAGAGCCGGAGCCGTCGGCGGCAGAACTCTTGGCCCAAGCCCGCGCAGCCATGCCCACCATCTCGCCCATGCAAGGCATCCTCACGCTGGGCGAAACCGAGTGGGGCAAGATCCTGACCTACCGCGAGACGGCAACGTGGCAGGAGCGGATTGTGATCGACAACGCGGCCGACTGGTTCCGCACCAGCGAAAATATTGCGTTCTTCGGGCATTTGCTCAATTACACCGAGGAGCAGATGGACGCCATGTTCATTGCAGCCGCAAAGGTGCGGGCATGAACCATGCCGCCATCACCTGTCTGGGGTATGCGCGGGCCTGCGTGGCCGTGCTATCTGCATCCCTAGGCGCATCATGGGTCGGGAGGGCAGGCATTGACTGGCATTTTGCCGCCCAATCTCGACGTGAAGCAAACGCTGTTCAGCGTGTTCGAATCCATGCCGCATTGGGCGTGGGGCGGCATGGGCCTGCTTATCGTGGCAGAGTTTACGCTCGGTTATCTCATAATTCGGGCGATCACGCGCGGCGCACGACTATGCGCGGGGTGGCTCCGTGAGCGACGACGAAAACCGAAGGGCTGAATTTAATCAATGGAGAGGTCGCATCGACAGCGACCTAGCCACGATGAAGGCCTCGATAAAGAAAAACTCAGACCTTCACGACAAGATCAACCTGCGGGTTTGGGTTGTCCTAGGTGCGGTTCTACTCGGTCTTTTGAAGTTATACCTTGAAACATTGACCCCGCCGGGAGGCCCCCAATGACTCAGACAATCGCCGCCGCAATCGTCCTCGCTTTATCATTCGGCGCGGTTGCCATTGAAGTAGCGGGCATGAATAGCGCCCCGCCAAGCGTTACAGTGCAGGGCGTGCCATGATCCGCGAGACGTTCTTTTCCGTTCTGCGCGCCCGCAGTTCATCCCTCTTCGGGAGTAGCCTGACGCAACGGCAGCGGGATGGCATGGACGCCTTGCTCGATGCGGGCCATTCCTTGCCGCTGCATCACATGGCCAATGTTCTGGCGCAGGTCTACCACGAGACGGGCCGCGGCATGTTCCCGATCAAGGAAACGGTTTTTCCTTGGCATAAAGACAAGCACCCGACCGACGGTGAGGTGATCCGCCGGTTGGACCGGGCCTTTGCCGCTGGCAAACTGCCATGGGTCAAGTCGCCATACTGGCGCGGCGGCGCGTTCGGGCGCGGCCAGATTCAGATCACCTATGCGGGCAATTACGCAAAGTTCGGCATCACCAATTTCGACGACGCGCTGAAGCTGGACGTGTCGGCCAGGATCGCGGTCGAAGGCATGGCCGGCGGAATGTTCACCGGCAAAAAATTGGCCGACTATGATTTCCCGATCGATCTGTGCAACCCGCCCCGCAGCCATCCGCGCCGGATCGTGAATGGCGCGGATGGGTCAGACGGCAATGTGCGGACCTACCATCTGGCGTTCGCCGCGGCCCTTGATGTGGCGGGCTGGCAGCCGAGCGCCCTTGGGGTGGCGCCCAGCGCCTCGCCAGCCGCGGGCCTGTGGGGGCGCATCTTGGGACTGCTGGCATCCCTCATCAAAGGCGATCGACCATGAAAAACATCGCACCGTTCGCGCGGATCATTCTGCGCTACGGCATCGGGTATCTTGCCGGGTCTGAGGTTGGCCAGGCGCTGGCGCTCAACCCTGACGCTGTGATGGCGCTGTCTCTCGCGTTGGGCGCAGCGATCGAGAGCGTCTATGCGCTGGCCAAGCGTCGCGGGTGGGCGACATGATCGCCATGCTCCTGTCCAGCCGTCCCGCGCGCTGGATACTGGCGGGGCTTGCCTTTCTGGGCATCCTTGCCGTGGCGCGGCGCGATGCGGCCCGTGACGCCATCACAGAGGCGCAGAACGATGAAGCGCGCCGATACATCGACAAGCGGAAGGAACTTGACAATGCGGATCTTGGGATTGGCGGCACTGACGCTGGCCGGATTGAGCGGCTGCGCGCCATTGCAGACCGGAACCGCGGCAGCGGTGATTGACGCTACCATGCCGTTTGTCGGGCCATGCTCCGGTGCATTGGCAGGCGAGGACATGCCGATCGCCCGCGAGCAATGTCTGCCGATACTGGTCATCCTGGATAGCGATTGACAACGGGCCGCGCGCTGTGCATCTTAGGCGGACCGCTCGCCCCGCATCTCATGCGGGCGGTTGGATTAACCCCCGGCGCATTCCCAGTGCGCCGGGGGTTTTTTCATTGCAGGGCGCGGGCCATGTCATCCGCGAGCAAAATTGCCAGAACCATGGCCACGATAAAAAACTGAGGCGGTGGCGAACGGCGATAGCGACAGCGGCGGCCCATCATCACGTCCCCTTCGCCAGCGGTTCAAGGCCGCGCTCGCGCCTCATGGCACAGATCGTGCCCTTAACTCGCCACCGCTTCGCCCCGCGGTTGGTGGCTTCGTTCGCAATTTCGTGCAGTTGCTCGTAGCCCATAAACCACACTTGAGGGTGCGCTAGTATCGCACCCATTGCCAGTTGATGAATCTCTGTTCCTCCGGGGGTGTTTTCAGCCCCCATCAGCCTGCGTTCGGTTCGGATCTTTTCCATGGTGCCCAAGACGCGCCCGCGCAGCGCCTCACCATTTGTCGCGGCTGAGGCTACCGCAAACAAATCCACGTGCTTTAATTGCCAAACTTGAGGGTGTGCCAGAATCGCGGCCATGGCTCGGACCTGAATTTCGGTCGGGCCGGGTGTGTTACGGTTCATGTCACCACCTCCGCGTCATTGGACGGTCGTCGTAGAGGCTGAACGTCGCCGTATCGAACTGGTGGCAGGCGAAGGATTTCGTCAGGGCGCCGGGCGCATCGAAGTCGATGCAGTCCAGCAACCAGCACGGCTCAGGATGCGCGCCGGTGGCGCCCCACGACGCGCGCAGCGGGCGAAGCTGATGCGGTTTGCCCATGTAACTGCACCTGAACGCCGCCCAGCGCGCATTTTTCAGGGCGGTGAGGATCGGCACGGCGCCTGACACATCGGGCCAGCGCGCGCGGTAGAGCGCATCGATCCGAGGAAAGTCAACCGGCGCGCAGTCGCTCCGCCATTCGCGGATGACCGCTTCCGCCCAAACATCATCCTCTTTGAGCGCGCGCGCCACCTCTGCCGATGAGATGCCGATATTGGTCAAACGTGCCATGGTGTGTCTCCTTATTTCGCGTTGAGGTAGTCAGAAATCATCTGATCAGCGATTTCGCGCATCTCCGGCGCGGGCTTGCTGCGGAGCGTGACCAGGTGGGGGTTGGCGACGTTGCCGAATGCGCGGCTGTTGATCCATTCCGCAGCGTCGGTCACGTCCAGAGCCGTAGCAACGAGCGCCACAAACCCGGCATCAGCCTCTGCGTCTGCGGCGGCGTTATCAGCGGCGCGCTGGCTGTCCGGTCGGCTGACGGCGCGGGACTGCGTTTTGAGCGTCTGGGCGTGGTTCGCGGCTGCAATTTCCTGCCACGCGGTGATTGAGGCGGCCTTGATTTCCTCGGCCCAGACGATCTGTTTTTCGGTTCCGTGCATGTCGCTATATCCTTGGGTTAATCAGCCGCGAGCGTAGGGGGCCACGTGGATGGGTGCCGCCAGAGCGGCGGCGTTGGCTGCGTCAAGCGCATCGTAGGCTTCCTCGCACGCTGTCAGCGCTTTGCTGATGTGCGCTGTGAGGACCGCGATTTCAGCGTCGGTGGCGCCGTTATCCCGGGCAAAATCCAGACACCCATTCAGCCCGTCAAGCGAGGCGTTCGCGGCGTCCGTCGCCGGCGACCTGTCGGGCAGAGCGGGCAGGCGGGGATCGCGGATCGCGCCCTTGGCAACCAACCCGAAAACGGTCTGAGGTCCAAACCCGCGGATCATGCTGTTTTTGTTC